TTATATTCATCATTAGCAATTATTTGTTCTCCAACTTTCACATCACCAATTTCTTTAATTGTACCATCACGTAATTGTATTTTCTCTTTCACATAGATACACTCGCTGGTATCTTCCAACCCCACATCAGTTGACATAAATCCAGCACGATTTAATTGCGTGGCGCTAACGATTGGAATATCCCATTCTACTGCCAATCCTCTCAACTCTTCTGCAATCGCCTTGACTACAAAATAAGACCCTGCACTAATGTTATTTTTATATCTGATTGATGTACAAAGGTTTAAGTAGTCCATGAATAAAATGTCTGGTATAAACCCCTTCTTAATCTTCAGTTCGTTCATCAACGCACGAAAGTTATTAACAGATGCAGTTGCAGTAGGATACTCCTTTACAATCAATTTTCCTTTAATTTTATCTCTCAATTTCCCTATCTTTTTTTGATAAGATTCCTTGGGCATATCTTTCAACATATCCATAGGAATATTCATGAGATTTGCATCAATTCTTTCTGCAATCCTTTCCTCTGCCATTTCCAAAGTTATATAAAGAACATTCTTATTGTCAGATAAACAATTTGCGGCCATATGACACATGAACAGGGATTTGCCAATTCCAGTTCCAGCTAGCGCAATGTTGAGCGTTTTTCTTGGTAATCCCCCAGCAGTAATTTTATTGAAATATTCTAAATCAAATGGTATTTTTTCTTCTTTTTTCCGATAGAAGTCAAACCGTTCATCAGAATTATCAAGATAGTCATGACCAATATGAGTATCAAAACTAACGGAAAGAGCGTCACTAAGAATAGTAGGGATAGCGTCTTTGGTATAATCTGATTTTTTAGTTTCGTCAAAAATCCCAATTGAATTGGTGATTGCGTTGTAAAGGGCCTTGTCTTGGCAGAATTTTTCACTTCGTTCCAGTAACCATGCAAGACTTTCTCTGTCTTCTTTTGACCACCTATCTTCTGCATCTTTGAGTAATTCCGTTGTTGTTTGAAAATGTTCTTCTGTTAGATCATTTCTCTCATTTAATTCAATAATAAGCGCTTCTTTACTAGGAATATTAGAATACTTATTGAAATATTTTCTTATCTCTTGAAATACTGCTTTATCTGTAAACTGATTGAAGTATTCTTCTTTTATAAATGGTAGAGTTTTTCTTGCATATTCTTCATTATACAACAGGCTTCGCAAAATGATATTTTCTAGTCGTTCCATCTTCGCTTTCTTCTTTCCGTTTCTCAAGCTCTTCATTAAGAATGTTTATATAAATTTGTCCTAACATATATTCAAATTCCTCCCCTTCTTCATCAGTAAATTCTTTATCTTTAAAATCTGGTGGAATCCCAATCATTTCATATTCATATCGTGCCTTAGTTGTTCCATCATCATTATCCTTGTCTGCCATTTGGAATCTACCAAACGCAACAGTAATTCCTGCAAATGGGCCCAATTCAATAAATATACAACATCTATCCTGTTCTTCTGGGTCAGGTATTATTCTATGATAATTCTTTATCTGTTCCGGCGTCAATTCCATCATATTCATCTCCATTTGTTCTACCATAAGTATACTCTTTTTTGGTGTAATTGTCAAGTTGATTGAGAATGTCTTCTGTGAAGTATTTCTCTGGTTCTTTGAGGATTTGTTTTCCGAATAATTTTGAACCATCTGGAAGTTCAAATCTTGTTGATACTCTTTTAAAGATTCCTGCGGCTTCGGCCATCTCAAGAAGTCCATAATACTTACTCAAACCATCATTATAAGTCAATAGAACATCAACCATTTTGTTCTCTTTTGTCAATCGTGATTTGTTCATCTTACAATGAATGACATTTCCAATCACTTCTGTACCATCCTTCTCTTTTCGTTTGGACAAGAACACGATTGAAGATGCGGCATATTGCATTGCAGAGCCACCACCCATAACTTTAGTTGGATACATCGTACCAATCTGGTCATAGACATGATTGGTTACTATAAACGGAACATTCACTTTCGCAAGTCTTAGAGTGAGAACACGAAATGCACCCTTGATTACTTGAGCCTTTGTCATGTCTTTTTTTCCAGTATCTTCGGAGATATCTGCCATCTCTTTTGTAGTAGACAACATACCCAAAGAATCCAGACACATCATCAAAGGTGGTCTTTCCGACTCATCTATTTCACCATGTTTTTCTAAAATCTTTACCGCTTGATGTCGAAACTCTTCAACTGTTGCAACTGGCATATGATATACTCTTGTAGTATCAATTCCACGTTCCTTGAGCATTTCACTTGTCAATGCAGATTCCGATTCAAAGTAAATACAACCACCAGTAGGATTCATGTCAAGAAAATGTTTGACTAATCCTAAAGTGAAAAATGTTTTACCAGTTGCAGACTCTCCAGCAAGTGCAGTTATCTTGTTTGCAGGGAGTCCACCATATATTGAACCAGATAAAAGTGCATTGAATACATAAGAACCTGTATCAATGTATTGTGAAACATCACCTCCAAAAATTCCATTATCAACTAAACTTCCATATTCATTACCGGCCGCTTTGGCCAGATCTTTCATATAACTCATAATTTTCCTTTCAATATTTCAAAATCCATGTGGTTTATCCCAAAAATATATTATTTGACCCATCCAACACATCCAAATTAAATTTTTCCAGAACCATGTTACAAAATATGCTTCTATCATTTTTTTCCTTTCAGCTTCTTAAATAAATCCCACGTAAGGATTTTAAAATCGTTTCCATCATCATCTGAATATTCTGCTACATTTTCCTTATCTATTACTTCTTTGTCTGATAAATCCGGCATGACTGTAACAGTCCTAGTCGCCATTTTTCTTTCCCTCCGATAATCCCTCAATGAAATATTTGCAGCAATCACAAGGACAACTGCAAGAGGGTCAAATACAAAGATGAGAAGTATAATTATCCAACGCACGGCTTCTTCAAGTTGAGTATCACTCACCTCATCATATAACATACTCGCTACATATTTTATAGGCCCAACCTCTACTTCTGCAAGATTTAATTTCGTTTTCAATTCATACTTCTCATCCGTCAAACCATCAATCTCTCCTTCTAGATTTGAAATTCTCGTTTTCAATAAATTTGTTTCATTATCCATTGCACCAATCTTGGCCAATCCTTTTGAGATTGCACCAAGTTCAATGTATCTTTGAAGTGCTTTATCTAATGTATCTAATCTTCCTTCATATCTTTCTATCTGAGATTTTCGTTGAACAACCTTTAATTCTATTCTTTCTATTCGCTCTTCCAAGAGGGCGGTAGGACTTGATTGTTGTATATGCGCTCTTGAGAGAAAACCAAATATCCCTAATGATGTAATCAACATCAAAACAACTACGGCTATAATGAAATAGGATTTGATTGTGTTTGGTGCAGATTTCCAATTTTGAAAAGTCCAACTTGCACATACTAATTTGCCTATTTCAAGGACAATCCCCATTATCATAATTGCAGTTGTAGCTCCTGAAAATATCGCTATTAATCCAACAATGGAATACCAAGCCGCTACAGTTGAAATTGCAAGTGCAACAAATAATGTTAATAACCCAAAAAATATATTTCTCCTTCTTCATCTATGGATGTACATACGATTTAGGTTTTACCCATTTCTTTGATTTGTATGATTTTGATTTTGATTGTAGTTCCTTATTATCACATTGAATAATGCACTCATTCCATTTTTTATATGCTTTTAACGGAATACACTCTTCTTCTTTCATTATTTTCCAACATCTATATGATTGATTAGAAACACAAGAAAATATAAAAAATTGTAATATAACAAAAAGAAAAATATTTCTCACATATAAAATTCTTTTATGTTTGACACTTGCGAATCCATATATAATTTTTTCCATTGAATTCTAACTTTAGGTTGTCCTTGTTTATGTTCTTCGTTTAAGACAGTTACATAATCCCCAAATCTTTCTTTAACAATATTCATTCCAGTTAAAATAGAATCATCAGTCCTAAAAGTTGAACAACCACCATCTGACCCAAATTTTGTATCATATAAAAATTCATCAAATTTCCCTATTTTATATCCTCTACTTAAAATTTCTAAATTAAGAAGAATATCTTCGCATACTATTGTAGTATCATCAACCCATGACCAATCTATTTCTTCGTAAAGTTTTGAAAATACCTCACCATTTAGTGCATATGCATTATATTGACCACCTCCTGTATCCCAATATCTTTCTTGTGCTGGGGGCATAAAGGCCAATCGGGGGCCAACCAAAACAACATTTCCATCTAATTTTTCATCAATACTTTCAATCATTTCATCATAATCATTATCAATAAAATCCCTCTTAGACATTTCCATATTTGAAACATCACCATAATATTTTACATTTCTTCTTACAAATTTAAGGTCATCATCAACTATAAAATATTTAGATATTCCACCATGACGATGTATAATATCTCTTGTCTTCGCTATTCCTATATCATTATTAACCACCAAATATTCACAATCATATTCATACAGATGCTCTTCCTTTTTCTGCACAACCATTATTACAAGTTTTTTCCATTTATCGGGAAGTGCATTGTAAGTTATTTGATTATTATGTCGGCCTAAAGTAGGTATGTATATTTTATCCAAAGAAATCCTCCAACGTTGGTATGCTATTTTTTACTTTAGCCCATCTTACAAGACTGGCCTTTCTACATATTTCTTTTCGTCTTTCTTTACCACAAGCGAGTGACCTTCTACTTTGTTCTTTACTTTTTTCTTCATCAGGCATATTTGACCATCTTTGAGAAACCCCCTTTCCTATTGCTATTCTTTGCTCTTCTGTAATAATTCTTTCACTCATGGCTTGTTTGTATTTCTCACTACTGTTAATACCCTCTCCTATTTTTCGTTTATGTTCTTCTGATAAATTTTTACCTTTGTGAGCATCACTCAACTTCTTTTTGGTTTCTTCTGAGATTATTTTACCTTTTTGCCCTTCACTTATATTCTTCTTGTGTTCTTCTGAAAATTTCCTGCCATAATTTGGATGATTCTCACCTTTTTTGACTTCTCTCATCTTCTGTATGGATTCTGATGAATGTTTCGTACCTGTTCTTGCTTGTCTTATTTTTTCACTTCTTTCTGGATCTTCCATATTTTGATAAGGCCAAATTGCTTTATTCAAATATAAATTAGTATTAATCACATCATTTTCTTGTTGAAATTTTCTCTCTTCTTCAATAGTTTCTTTATCATCTTTAAATTCTCTTACCCAATCAATTTTAAAAGATTCGGCTCCATATTCATCTATTAATTTTTTAACATGAGCACTACTTGTAAAATAAATTTTCCAAAAATCTTCTTTTGCACTTACTTTATTAGCAATTCTTGAACCGACATAACATTTGTTTGTAGGTATATGGGTTATATGATAGATATAGGGTTTTATATTCATAATTTATCCAAAGAAATCCTCCAAAGTTGATATATGTTCTGTTTTCCACCCAATAGCACCCATTACAGAAGACATTGGTTCAATGAAAGATTTATTGAATTGTAAATCATAATCTATAAATTCTTTCAATCCAAATTCAGGAGGCAAATTATTGAGAATTGCAATCACAGAATCACCAACAGGGTTGGGTTTTTTGAGATATGCAAACTTTATTTTCTCACCATCCTTAATTGTTGGATATGAATTGAGTAAATTTTTGTCCTTCAGGAGTTTATTGTACATCAACGCTCCCTTTACATGAATTGGAGTGCCTTTGCGATACAAATGAGCTGCATCGTGATATTTTTCAAGACCACGAACTGACCTTGGAAAGAAGATATCTTCTGCTGCAAGTTTACTGAATTCTTCTCTGAAATCTTCAATATATCCTATAGCATCATCTTCTGTACCATTCATAATAATTTTGAAAATACCTTTCATTTTTTCTTTGCACGCTGCAGGAGTAGAAGAACGAACCGATTCAATTCCCATAACCTTGAGTTGTGGTTCTTCATAACGAACTCCCTCAGAATCATAGACATTCATGATATAACGCTTTTTAGCAGTCCATAATGCTCGATCTGCAATATTCTCACGTTTCATTACCATCTTCTGGTCGAATGCATTAACATAATCTGCAAGCCCTTGGTAAGATTTTTCTATGATTTTTTCCATTTTTTCAGAACAAACCTTGTCCAAAAAATTAACAATCTTTGTCTTATCTTCAACATTATCACCAAAAACCTGTTTTACCAAATCATCCATACGAATATAAACAGAATCAGTATCAACTGCAACAACATAATCTTTTTCCTCTTCTGGTTTAAGTAGATTATTTAAATACTTGTTGATTTCTTTCTCAATCCAACGAATAGATAATTGTCCCGATGTTGTTACGGCTTCTGCAATTCTTTGGTCAAAAAAACGAAAATATTCATTTCCCATTGCACCAAAAGCAGAATTCAATGTTGTTTTGAGATTATTCTGCATATTATGATATTTGGAAATCAAATTGTTCAATTCATGTTTTTTATTTTTATCTTTTTCCTTGGTAAGTTTTTTCTTCGTTTCAATCATCAATTTCTTATACTTCACACGGTCATTATAAATCTGTTCCATCATTTCTGGAAGAAACCCTTGTTTGTCCGTTTTATAAAATTCATTATTTGGAGTATAAGTTACATTATATTTCTTCAATGCATTTAATGATTGAGATTGGTCAAGAAGACCATCCACTTTGGCTCGTGAATTCTTAATTTCCTGTAATTCTGGTGGGAGTTCATCAGTAATCAATGTTTCTGGACTTAAATTATATTGCATTATGAGATGAGGATAGAGTGAATTCAAATCGAAATTTACTACCCATTCATGAGCTCCAAGTATTGGTTCTTTTACAAATGCACCTTCAAAGTTGGATGATTTACTAGCGTGTGTTTTAGGTGGAATAATAATATTTTTACTCAACAAATGATTATAAATCAACGTATCCCACATTCTAACTTGACCAAATGTATTCCTATAATTTACTTTACAGAGATATGCTAATGAAACAATCATTTCAAGAAGTTTCAATTTTCCTTCAAGTCGTTCTACTAACTCCACATCTTTGATATTGTATTCAATGAACTTTTGATAATCATTCTTGTATAGAAGATGCAATGTTCCTTGTTCAGAATAATCAAGTTTACTTTCTCCAAGTTCAACATTTGCAATATGGTCTAATCTATATGATTCTTGATTATAATAGATAAATTTACGATACATTGAAAGATAGTCAAGAGTATCCACGCCATAAATTTCAAACGCTTGGAGTTCTTTTCCACCCATTCCAAACATTGCATATTGACGAACCTTCTTCCAAGGTGAAAGTAAACGATATGGATTCTTCTTTTCATCAAATAATCGTTTTGCACGATTCACTAAATATGGTATATCAAATGTTTCTACATTCCATCCTGTAACAATATCTGGTGATTCTTTATCCCACATCTTGAAGAATTTTTCAAGAAGTTCTCGCTCACTTGAACATTTGAGATAATATACATCTTTTCGGTCATGTTGAAATTCTTCACAACCAAAAACATAACAATTTTTTCCAATTTTAAAGGTTATTGCAGTAACAGTTTCACTTGCATCTTCTACATTTGGAAATCCATTATCTGAACTTACCTCAATGTCAATATATGCAACTTTAATAAAAGAAAAATCATAATCAATATGTTTTTCGGGAAAGTGTTCTGCTATGAAAGAATATTCAAACTTATCATTACCATAGATATTGAAATTATCAATCTCTTTATATTTGGCAATGAATTCCCGACACTCCCTCATCGTACCCGGCCGAATTTCTCCAACTGGGTCGCCTTCTAGAGTTTGGAATTTTGTTTCTTCTTTGGTAGGAATGTAAAGAGTGGGATGATACTCTATACGGTCTTTGAATCTTTTTCCGTCTTTAGAGACACCCCGAAATAGTATACTGTTTCCAATAGTTGAGACATTCGTATAAAAACTCATTTAGTATCTAATTGATCAAATTTATGGATTTTAATATAATTCACTTTTAACTCATCTAACTTATTATAACATATTAGGATATGTTTGTCAATCCAATTTTTTCTTCCATTGAATTGCCCGGCAACAAACAAAAATTGGAGATATATTAACCAGAAATACTTCATGTACTTCCCCCTTTATTTTAGAAGACCTTTTTTATATTGTGTCTTTCCACCAACTCTCAGAGCTGTCAATGTATTATGACGATTTGAACCATCCTTTTTATAAGAACAATGTATCCATCCACTATTCGGATTTTTCCCATCATAAAATTCTAAAATAAGTTGGTCAAAATCTAAATTTTTAGCAATCCATGCTGCGAGATCTGGATTTGATATTCGTGAAGATTCAAAATCTGCAGCCTCACCATTACAATGCTGACTCGTTTTAGATCCGCCCACTTTTGAATTGAGTGTGGGAGAACGATAACCACTGTTGATACGAATTGGCCCAAATTCCTCTCTCACTGGTTGCAAAATAAAATTACAGAGATTGACTAAGTTGATAACGTGTTCAGTTGTTGGTTCGTTTGAAACCCCCATCCGATCAGCCGTTGAACTCTTAATCATCTCTAAATATGAAAAATTCTTTGTCATGTACATAATTACTCCCTATTCAATATTTCTAATTTTTGTGTATTTGGATCAAATTTTAAAGTAACATTCATCTCTATCGGCATGAATTTACCATCTTTCATTTGTACAGGGAGTTTGCCTTCGACTGCTCCTTTTAGAGCATCTTTTGCATTTTCAAAGATGTGAGATGGATCATTTTTTACAATTTTATCCAATTCTTTTTTTGCATTATCTGGTAAAATATCGTCTATCATTTTTTCAACGTGTGCTTCTGCTAGATCTTGTGCCTTATCGACTACCAATCCAGCAACTACGTTGAATAACATTCCGGCGAGTGGTAACATATTATTCTCCTTCATTAGATTAAAAACAAAAACCCCATCAAAGTATATATTCCTCGATGGGGTTTGGAGAATGATTACTTACTAATCAACTTAGTAATGGGAATCAAACGTGGTTTCTTTTCTTCGGGAACCACTTTCTCCAAAGAAATATTTAGAAGACCATTGTCAAACTCAGCTCCCTTGACAACCATATCATCAGAAAGAGTCCAAGATTTAGAGAATGCTCTTCGGGCAATTCCCCTGTGAACATACTGAGTAGTATCAGTATTTTTGTCTTCTTTTGAACGTACTGTGATTACCCCTTCCTTTACCTCAACTTCAATGTCAGATTCAGAAAACCCAGCAAGGGCTATCTCAATGACATATTTGTAATCATCCGCTTTACGGATGTTGTAAGGTGGAAACCCACTATCCTGAGTGGAATTGGGTGAATCCATCAAACGATTGAACATACGGTCAAATCCTACGGAAAGACCCATAAATCGTTCAAGATCGCCTGCTGTGAATGGGGTGTGATGTGCTAGTGTTACCATATTACCTCCTTCTAAAAGCAAGGTTATTAAAAATAACCCATTCTGTAGCACACAGCAATGGGTAGTATAATGAGGTCTCCACTATGGACAACCTCAATCCCGCCAACCCTCTCCTTTTAGGAAATGTTCGGCACGATGTTTTAAAACAATCCAAATCAATTTTATTAGTGAATCTTCAGAATAATTTCCTACATCTCTCACTAATAATTTGTATTTTGTTTCCATAGTTATTTATCTCACATTTAACTTTTTTTTGTAAAAAGATATAATCTTTCACTATTCCCAAATTCTTTCTGTTTTCCAACACCTAATGAAGTTTGAGTTTTCCATTGAATTTGTTTAACTCCAATATCAGTAAAATATTTCTTTGCAATATTTGAAAGATCATCACCGATAAAAATTGTTTCATTTTTACTCCTATATTGTGGAACAATAACAAAACTAAAAATACCACCTTTTTCAAGAACACTATGACATATTTTCACAGTCTCTTCCCAATATCCTTTTAACCAATCTTGATAATTAGGAAAAGATTCAATTGATTGTTCTCCACCTTCATATACTTCTAAATCAAAATATGGTGGAGAAAAAAATACTGAATCAAAATATTCTTTATATGTTTCAATAAAATTGTGTCGTTTGTCTATTTGTTCAGAAGGACAACAATAAAAATCATATTTTAAATTATTACTATTAAATGGATTACTGGTATGCTCTTCACATAACTGTTTGCATTTATCCACTACATGAGGAATTACATCTATACCCACATAATGTTTAACATTAGCACTAAATGAACCTATAAGATAAGATGCCCAACCCAAACATGGTGTTAATAATTTTTCTGACTTTAAAATATTACTAATAATATATGCAGCTGTATTGGGATTGAATATTGAAGCTTTACTTGATGTGCCTCTAAGTATACCAAAAAGACGAGAATTATGATGTTTATCTCTTACTACAAATTTTTGAGAACTAGGAGTTTTCCATATTCTAAAAATGAAAGGTTGTTCTACACATTTTTTTAAAACTTCATGGGTTGTGGGAAGTCCCATTGAATTTGTCGTATAAGTTGAATATACATCTTCCCAAAATAGATTTTTGACAATTCTCCCATACTCAGTTTTTATAGAACCATCTATAATTCCATTCATTTCACATGGTACAATTCCAGAAATATGTTGTCTCGCTGTTTGTTTTATGTGCATATCATACCAATTTTCTAAAAACTTTTCTGGAGCTTCTACAAATACTTGATAACATCGTTTACAAAAATCTTCTATTAATTCATCTGTCCAAAGTTCACTTTCGTTAGCCCATTCAACAAATAACTTAGCCTCTTCATAAGTTTCTCCATACTTAGCTAATAATTTTAATTTGGATTTATATTCCAAATATTCTATTTTTTCTGGTATATTAAATGATTTTAAAAAATCATTATACGAAGTGTAAATCATTTGGTCTTTTTGCAAGAGCTTCAGCAACCCGTTTTGTTAATATTTCCCATTTCCAATCAGCATTCTTTCGTTTTGAAAATGTATAGTCATGAACTAAGTCTTCATTAACTAAAAACCAATCAATAAAATCATAATTAAATGTAGGGTTATTCAATAACGACAAAGAATATCCAGAAATTTTAGATAATATTATAAGTTTTGATTCGGTATAAAATTCACCTGGCCATCTTTCTTTTTTTGAACGATTACATGGTGTACATAATGGTATCATATTATTTAAAGTATTAGCATAAAAATTATGTAATGGTAAAATATGATCTAATTCAAGTTTTTCAGTCGATCCACAATTAAAACATTCTTCTCCATGTTGTTCATAACATAGTATATCTAATTCATCATTTAATAAAATTGCTTCATTAAGATGTTTTTCCCTAAAAAGTCTCAATACAGTTTCAAAATATCTACTACTAGCAGCCTTCTTCAATTCTGCTGGAGTTCGTAAATAATTCCTATATCTTGTCATGTATTTACATGTTCCATTCCTCCCTTCGTGTTCTGTAATCCATGAAAGAGGATGAATAGCATTTAATCCTAAAAATTCACACCAATCACAATGTACCATATCTTCATCATAATCATTGAAAAGATTTGCAGAAGGACGTAAATTTATTTTCTTTTTATATCCAAATTCACCAAGTAGTTTCCCACTACTATGCGGCCCACGCCCACCTTCATGTACATAACCACGTTTTTCTATAAAAATATTGTTAATTTTCTCGAACACATTTTTAAGTACAGAACCATTGTATATAAAATTACCACCTGAATCTCTCTCAGACAATATTTTCAAATCATTTTCAGTCAACACAGTTTTCATAATCAATTCCTTTTTCACTCTTTCAACTTACATTATACTAAATTTTGTCAGGGATGTCAAGTGTAATAATTAATATTTAATACAACTCTTCTATGTCAATATTATTTCTTTCCTGTTGACCCAAATCCCCCCTCTCTATCTGTTTTTGTCTGTGGACGATCTTTCACCTCTTCTATTATACATGGTTGGTCTTTAAATAATTCACCCTGACAAATACGTTCATTATGATTCACATATTTAACATCTCCACTTATATTTACAATCATTGCAAAAACTGGTTCGACATAATCCCAATCAATAATCCCAACATTATTTGCTAATGTTAATCCTTGTTTGAGTGCAAGGCTGGATCGTGGATATAATCTAACCGAATAACTTCTTGGTATATCAAAAATGAGGCCTGTGGGTATTAAAACTCTTTCATTAGGATTGACTTGTACCCTTCCGTTTAATACTACTCTATTTTTATTCTCTACTACTTCTAGTTGATTTAAATATACTTTTATTGGTTTATCTTCTTGTAAGAAAGAGTACAAGTCAAAACATGCAGACCCCCTCGTAGCACGAATGGGGTCTTTTACTTCTGGATGTAATTTATAATAATGTAAATCATTGCTCATTGTCAACATCAGAATTCCTTTTATTCCCAATATTATATTTTGGAGTTAATTCCCATTCATCCTTTTCTTTAAAGGACAGAATCTTTAACTGACTCAATGGCACCGTAGGTTCTGAAGATTTTACTGGTTCCGCTAGTTTGATTAACTCCCATTCTGCGAGAAGATTTGCAATCGTATTTCTTCGTGCTTCATCATTCTCTGAAAAATTTGTTGCTTTTCCGTCTAGTGCGAACAGTTCTTTAAAATGTACTATGTAATATTTACCCTGCTTGTGCAGGATGTGACAAGATTGAAATAAAGTTTTTTCTTTTCGTGATGCAATCCCGATTCGTGTAAGGGTTTCTCGTACCTTTAGGAAATCATCCGGCTCATTTAATTTCACTTCAATCATCGCTTGGATAATTGTTTCACTCATTTTGATCCTTTCAAACCACCTGTATCAATTCTTTGTTTAATAATATCCAGTTGCGAATCATCGAGTAAAGTAGCATATTCTCTCGCTTTCGCATAACTGCATTTATAATATACCTTGATTAATTCAAGAACTTCATTATTTTCTCTTTTTAACCATTTACTATACCTTTTTTTAGGTCTAATAGTATTTAGAAAAAAGTCAAATTGAAGTTTTGAATCAAGATGGTTGTTGAAATTCATTTCATTTGCATAAAGAACAGTATCATGATTAAAACTTAGTGCCCGATTTATAATGAATTGTTTATACTCCTTCTCAAGCTCAGGAGTTTCATCTATCAGATTAACCTTTCCATGATTAATCTGTTTTACAAAATCAAAAGGATTCATGACCACAATCCTGACAAATCAGATATTTTTCCACCTCTAGTTAATTCACTATGAAAATCTTTGTGTTTTTCCAACTTACCATTTGCATCTTTTCGTGTTTTAGAACTATCAAATCCTTCAAGGTGTTTTATCATCTTCTCTTTAATAGTATCATCTGGAATGAATAAACGAGTATGACGAGAAGTTGGGTCATCTTTCAGTCCAAACTGCAAACACCATCTACGAATAGTTTCCCAAGAATTTCCACCTTGGCCATCAACCATTTTTCGGTGTGTTTGAAATAAGAAATCTTTTTTATATTCTAACCCATTAAGAATAAAATACAACCAAGGTTTACAAAACGAACCTTCCTTATTTTTCTTGGTAAGATTCCAACTTTGAATCATGGCCTGAACCAAATTGTCCCGAAATACAGCATCGTGTTTTGGAATATCATGAGAAAAATTATCTGGTAAATTTTGCAATTTTTGTTGAAATTCTCCTTTTGTCTTAAAATATAGAGGATAATTATCACCAAGAACTTCTCTCATCATAGAGGAATCATACACCAATGTAGGTGTACCCACTTGTATTGGGTCTTGTACTGAAAGATTCCAAGTTGCATACCCTTTAATCCATGCAACCGATGCATAAGAACCACGTAGAAAATCAGAATACAATTCAAAAGAACCAATCAAAGATTTAGGAATACCATCATATGCATACTTAAATCTACCTGGCTCAAATACTGATTCTTCTTGGCTTTCTTCTAATTCCTCTAATCCAGATGTCTCAACTGGTGAATATCCAGACAATGGTTTCTTGACTTTTTCATCAGTCACCAAAACTTGATATTCTTCTGGCAAACCTTCCATCATCTTATGAAGTTGTCTCGCTCCAGTTGTTTCATTCCAACGATGATTGAACGCTATTATTTTCTTTCCTTCTGGTGGACTCCAATACTCTCCATTTGTTTGTGGAAGTGGTTTTGCTTTAAGTGGTAATTTTGCAATTTTATCCAACAAAACCTTTTTATCTGGAACTAAAACATGCGATACTTTTTCAAAATTTGAAAGAATATATTCTGCACTAGCATCAGAATGAAAAAAGATTTTACTACATCTATCAATAGCTTCAAATTGTCTGAAAAATGTAGGTGGAAAGGCTGGTGCCGGACTTGATGCATTACAATCAACCCAATGAAAAAATGCAAATGCATCTGTATTGTTCATACTATAACGTAGAGACAACAAATTCCAAAGAACATTTGTAAGAATTTCTGGTTGATGTGTGAATACAAAATCAATATCAATTGAAGATGTTTCTAATGTAATGAATTCGCCAGGACGAAATTCTACTTTTTGTCTTCCTGAAAAGATACGACAAAAGGTTTTACCATCAAAATTAGCACGATTCTGCATAACAGATTGAGGATAAGGAAACGGAATTATCGTTACGTTATCCATTGAATACAGACGGTCAGAAGGGGAGAGAGTGTTCAATTCTGGTATCATGATATAGTGATGGCACATTGGTAGAAAATCCACCGTATCCATCATCACTTTCCAGTTTGAACATCTCTCCACCACATATTTACTCCCTTTCCAACGAACAGGAGAAGCTACGTGAAGAATACGTTTCCCGAATATTGGAACGTTACCATACTTTTTAAATATTTCATTCATACAAATTCACATTCTGCCATTAATTCAACAAGGCACGCTACAAGGTTGATTTCTTGGTCTGCAACAAAAGCAGATTTATACTGGTAATCAGCAATTATCAAGACGGCCTGCGGAATAGAACTTTTTTCCGATACACTATATAGCTCATCATATATTTTACGATAGACTGATGTTGGATCATTATCAACATTAGAAACAACCCATTGTCTCATATTTGAAAAGTTTTTTTCACGTAATGAATTTATCAACTCCTTCATATTCATTTCTTTGATATTTGCAAGAATACCAGAATTGATTTCACCAGAAGTTGAATACCTTTGTAACTCATTTAGTACTCTCCTAAAATCTGGAAAGTGCTTGAGAACAAGTTTTGCAATTACATTTTTATCAAATACAATATTTTCATTAGAAAGAATATACTCAACTCTATTCATAAATTGAGATGCAATTATTGGTCTTTCATCTTTATCAAGAGTGAAATCAATAACTGCACAACGTGAATGAATAGGTTCAATAATACGATTTTTGTAATTACAAGTAAAAATAAAAGAACAATTATCAGCAAACTTTTCTATAAAGTTTCTCATCGCTGGTTGTACTGAATCGGGATTCATATAATCCGCTTCATCAATTATTACAACTTTACGACTACCTGTCAAAGAAATAGTAGAACAGAATTGTGTCATCTTAGTTCTAAGAGTATCAATCATTCTACCTTCATCAGAACCATTGATGATTAGATAGTCCGCTCCTGTCTCGTTGCAGATTGCACGAGCAGCAGTTGTTTTGCCAATACCCGATGTTCCTGAGAACATTAGATTTGGAATTTTATTTTGACTGACTACATCTCTAAGAGTTGTTTTGATTGAATCAGATAAAACACAATCATCAATAGTTTTTGGCCGATGCTTCTCGACCCATAATAAAGATTCTATCATGACTACCCCTCATAAGTGGAGTTTTGTTCTAACGCTATCCAATAATTTAAAGTATCGGTCTTTCTTTTAAAATGAGAAATACGTTTGGATGAAAGTGCAACATGATAATCACCTTCCATTATTTTACTGAGATTTTCCGCTTTGAAAACCATACGAAATGTCTTATCCGTTTTTCCTACTATAGTTGAAAATCTATCTGAACTTGCATTACCTGTATCTGATACATTAAGTTCTATATTACCATTATTACTTTCAACTACAATTTCAGGTAATCCCAAAGTATTAGCCGCATTGATAGTAGTTTTGAATTGTTCATGTGACAATTCAAATACTATTTCTGGTTCTGGAAAAGATAACTCTTTTTCTGGTGGTGTTTGAAACATTGAACTACTCCCACAATAACGATAGATTGCCGAATGTTTATCATCAGCGATAGACACTCCACTCTCATCAAAACTTAATTCTGGATTTTTGAATAGATTTAAAGTTTCCAAAAATCGATTCACTTCATAAATCGGAAATTTTCTTGGAAAATCTTCTTCGATTTCAACAGAGGTTAGAATTGTATTTAAAGGAGAAACCGTTTTAAGAGTTTTTCCTTCATGGAATTCTATGCTCTGATTAATGTTTGCATAATTTTTTAACAAATTAATTGTTCGTTCGCTTATTTTCATTTGAATTCTCCGTTTCACGTTGATAATAATTATCATGTAGGTATAACATAATTATAACATAATGCACTACCTTTGTCAAGTCGTTACGATTAAACCCACCCTTCTTACCATATCTTTGGGCATATTTGATAATATTGCCAATACAAAATCCTTCACCATGTCCTGCATCAGCAATAAATTCTGTTGATTGTATTTTATTTTGAGCATAATGAGAAGTATAAGTGGAATCAATAGCATTCCAAATTTCCTTCAAATATTTACCCTCATCAAAAACATAATCAATTTTTTTTCTTTCGTTTTCCTCTATTTCTTTTTCGTTTTTCATGTCCACTCACTTTCGATTCATTATCCATTCCATGTGCGGCAAATTCAAGATTTGCTAAACTGGCCATCGAACCAGAAAAAACATAAGAACCCATATGTCCAAGTTTCATCCAAGGGCACAAATATATTTTATATCCCAATCTACGAACAAATTGACAAAAGAAATAATCTTCAGAAAGATATCTGTCACTTTCTCCTGCAATATCACCCAAGTATGCTTTTGAATCAATTACTGTATCAAAATATGCATGGATTATTCTATCACCAGTAAAATGCTCTGAACGATTGTGGTCTGGACGATATGCGAATTGAGGATATGCTTCTTTAAAATCATTAAACACTTCTCGTTTTATCAACATAAAGCCAGTTCCAATTTCTAAAACATCAACTGGTTCTGAAACTTGAATTTTATGTGTATTTTCTACTGGATTGAAAACATAATCGCCAGTATATTGGTCTAAAACAGTAGGATCTTCATCTGCAAGCCCACTATCAACTGCATTGCGAACTTTTTCCCATGCAATACATTTTTTCGGATAAGGCCCACCAATTATGTCTCTATCCAATGCGGCTAAAGTCAATACATCATTTGGATCAAAATGTATGTCTGCATCAATAAACATAAGATGAGTATATTCGCTTCGTAAAAATTCATCACACAAATAGTTTCTAGCTCTTGGAATTAAGGACTCATTGAAAAGATAAAAGAATTTCAAGTCCATTTCATACTTAGTAGACAATGTTGCAAGGTCACAACTTGCTTTTGCATACATTCCACTGCACATCCCCCCATACATTGGAGTGCAAACCATTATCTTTTTTTCACGTAATTCTTCAACTGGTATTTTAATATCCATTATTTTCCATAATACATGTTAATAAATTTTCCAAACACATACTCCATCTTTATCATATGATTTAATGATTGGTGGAACATACCCCAATTCTTTTAATTCATTTGGAACAGTTTCGTTAAACGTAGGTTCATTCATATTCAAGTTTTTTTCCGAAAAACCAATAATTCCTCATGTATTCTGACAGTTTTTCTATTGTTCCATAGTTTCAATCTTGAAGGAGCTGTACCCAAAGGTTTCTTGATTATCACCTTATCATATAATACCAAACCAGAATCTTCACCACATCCAATCATATCTGAAACAAAAGGAACCAACCGATTGATCAATTTACGACCTTCAGAATAATCTCTGAAATCGGCCACTACAAAACAACAATAGGAATCCTCATGCATCAAAGAAGAACACTTTTCGTATACTCTACTCATCTCTTCAAGGAAATCGGAATAGTTTGATATGTTGCTCATATCATTATTCTGATCGGAATATGTTTCCAAATTCCAATATGGCGGACAAGTGAATATCAAATCAAATTTATCATCATGTTCAAATTCTCTACAATCCATATTTAAAACATCTACTTTATTTGTCTCAAATAAAGAATTGTAATTCAATACATCTTTTATCTTTATATATTCTTCTGTTCTAACTTCACAACCAACATAATTGAAATCTAATAATTTAGCTACATAAGGACGAACCACAGAACAAAAAGGATCAAATATTTTTCCATTCTTTGGACAGTAAGAAGAATATATCATCCTACAAAGTTTTGGATTAAAATAACTTGTAGTTGCGGTATACGCTGTATTCTCTCCGGCTCCACCAAAACTTTTTAAAGTATTTTCTCTGGTAGATTTTCCTTGTCTTTCTTTTAAAAATTTGAGAATTGGATTTGAAAATTTAGCATCCTCGCTTTCCCATATAGAATAAGGTATCATACCATAAGTAGACATGAAATCTACTCTTTCATAATTTTCACCCATTTTTAGTACATACAGAAATAGGAGTTAGGCAATTTACCTAACCCCATATCTTTTATTTAGAAAGGTCTAAAATCTCCCTCTTCTTCTTTTTCAGTTGATTCAGAAGTTTCACTTTTTTCTTCTTCTTCAGAAGGCATAGAAACCTTATCATCCAACTTGGAATACAAGTCCATGAAAGTTTCTTTGGTTTGGTCATCAAACCTCGCAACACACATTGCAATCGCTTTCATGCGATTCTTGAAGATTGAAAACGCTTGGACAATGTGAACCAGACGGCGAGTAGCGATGATTTCATCAATTCCACCATCATAGAAAGTCTTACGAATCAAATCCGCCCAATCTACCAGTTTTCCAGCAAATTCCGAATCTTCACAACCAAGAGATTCCATCAACTTTATGATGATTTTTCTCTCAACTGAAACAGAAGGATATTCTTGTTCAACTGTGATAGGAAACCTTTCAAGAAAGGCTTCGTTTAGGATATTGGTCCCGATAAAGCGTCCATCTTCAGAACCCTTACCTTTGGTATTTGCAGTCGCCATGACTGTAAAACCTTCTTTCGGACGAACAATCCTACCTTCTTTTTTAATCAAAAGAGGATTTCCTTCCAGAACAGGCTGGAGACACATGATCTTGTTTGATGCAAGGTCAACTTCATCAAGAAGAAGAGTTGCACCACGTTCCATGGCCATCGTAACTGGCCCGTCCTGCCAAACCGTCTTACCATCAAGCAATGCATAGTGACCAATCAAGTCATCTTCATCGGTTTCAATAGTAATATTCACCCTGAAAAGTTCTTTTTTCAGTTCAGCATGAACTTGTTCAATCATCATGGTTTTTCCGTTTCCAGAAAGACCAGTAATAAAAACAGGATAAAATTGACCAGATTTTTTGATGGTTTTTACATCACCATAATGTCCGAATTTTACATATTCTTCAACTTTTGAAGGAACATATGATTCTGATTCTGTTTTCGGAAATTCAATGACATTAGTTGCCATAGATACTTCTTCCGATTTCATTGCAACGTTAGTTGCAAGAGAAACTACATTAGATTCATCAACAGTTTCGGTTGATGTAACATTAACAGAAGGAAAACGATATTCTCCCCTGTCAATTTTTTCACAAACATCAACTAAAAACCAAGGGCGAATAACCCCAAGCTCTTTATGAGTTTTAGTCTCATCCGTGAAACGTGAAATGTCCTTTCTAGTAAAATACTCACTACCAACAAAGGAACGAAACGCATCAAGAGACTTTTCTTGTTTTTCATTCAACATCATAACAAATAATCTCCGTATTGGAGGTTTAAAATAGGAGAGAAGTCAATCTTCTCTCACTTTCACAATTATATTATATCAAATTTAAACACGAATGTCAAATTTTTTCACGCAACCTTCTCAATAAATGCATTGAGAAGAATTCGATTCTGTAACTTGCCCTTGGTATTCTTTTTCAGAGCTTTACGAAGTTCTGATTTTGAAGAACCAACTTCAACTTCACTGATATGGTCAACTTCATCAATTTCAAGTCCTTTAACATTAATGACATAAAGTTCATCATACGCTGTTCCTGAATCAATCAAGAATTTATTCTTACGAAATTCTGCAAGTTCTGATACCATAGGATAACGATTTATGATCCAACTCAGATTTGAAGAAGCTCTCCTTCCACCACCAGAAGTCAGAAAAAATCCAAGAAGATTAATTCCAAGTGATTTCTTGAGTCCAAGTAAAAGCAAAGAAGTCATTCCATCCCTTGAATTCTTCATATCAGAAGGATAAACTCTCATACGAGTTGCAGGGTCATCAATATGAACTGCATCACCTCTTCCGAAACCACGAACTTCATTATCTGAACCTAAATATTCTCGACTACGATTACTTTGTCCATCAGTCAAAAATACTGCATTAACTATCTGTGCTCGTGATTTCATTTTGAATTCTTCAATCACACTCTTTGCAGCAATAATTGTATCATCCAACGGAGTTCCGCCGAGTGAAAAATTATTAGGTATTCCATAATATGCATGTCTGTTAGAATAATAATACTGATAACGTGTATTAAAACATTCTGCAATTAAAAGAAGATTCCGATATGCATCATTCAGTTCATTTCTTCTCATTCTGGAAGAAAACAGATTTACCAGACGAAAACCAGAACTGACAACCATATCATTTTTCTTATAATCTGCAATTTTGTTTCCTACAACCGTATAGTTATAAGGATTACTTTCATACCTTCTTGACATCACATTATTATCATCATCTTCCCAATCTCGATATTGGTCATTAAAAGAATATACTTCAAAAGGTATTTGAACTTTTGAACAAAACATTGTTAAATTAATCAACTGTTCAATTGTCTCTTTCATATAAGGGCTCATTGAACCAGACCAATCTATAAACATAACCATACCATGATTCTTTCCTTCAGGAAAAGAAGTAATCTGTTGAAACAGATTTTCACTGTACTTATATGCATGAATCTTATTCATGTCCAGAGTTCCTTTTTTTGAATTATATGCCCTTCGATGAATATCTGCGGCTTTCTTCATTTCAAACTCTTTGACCATATAACTAACCATTTTGTCATTGTTTGATTTGAACTTTTTCAGAGATTCGTTTCCCGCTTCAACAGCACCTTCCATTCCTGCATAATACTTGTTCATTTCTTCAAGAGACTTTTTATAATCAATTACAATAGACTTAGTATTAATTTTTGGAAAAGTCAGATAAAGAGGAACAGAGACATTTTCACTCATATCTGCAAATTCTTCTTCTCTCTCACGAAAATTCTCATCCGTAAGTGATCGTGGCTCAGAAACCATATCATTACGGTCTCCAAAAGGATTTCCAACCCCACCTTCAAATCCATCAGAAGTGACAGATTTTGAATCATTTTCTTTCTTATCTTCAGAAGATTCATCAGAAGATTCATTAGACTTGGATTCGTTTTCTTCTCTCATTTTGTCCATCGCTTCTTGAAATTCTTTTTCAATAGAACTCAATCCACTATCAGATTCTTCTGATTCAGATTCATCACCTTCACCTTCAGAAGAACTTATCCCAGGCTTATCTTTTTCAGATTCTTCTTCTTCAGAACCATCTCCTTCACCAGAAGGAAGTGAAATATCCAAATCATCCATTTCAAAATCACCATCTTCAGAACCTTCAGATTCTTCAGAATCATCACCTTCTCCAAACTCATTTGAAAAATCTCCATAACTGTTATCAGTTTCAGATTCATTCTCTTTACAGTAATCATACAGAGCATCACAGACTTCAACTACATCTTCAAACGTTTCCGTTCTCATGATTTTTTCAACCCACTCTCGCTCTTCTTCTGAAAACTCAATTCCATAATTGGTTCCGGCTTTGGTATATAGATTAATACGATCAATCAAACCAAGATCATTGACATCCATGCCCATCTTTCTCAGTCCGAAAAAATCTTCATTCATCAGTTCTTCGTAACCCTTCAACATATGTTTACGAGCACCAGCAAACTTTCTTTTGATTTTCTTTTCGATTCTTGCATCTTCTACAACATTAAGAAAGGACTTGTATCCTTTTCCTTTTTTATTTACAGAAGAATGCCATCCATCTTCAGGAGTCCATAGTGCATGACCAACTTCGTGAGCACAAAACAGGTCATAAGTATCTGAACCAGGCTTCCATTTGAGGATAGGTAGATACAACACTCGATTTTTTACATCGAATGCTGCGGTAGGAATTTTCTTATGTTCAACAGAAATGTTTTCTGCAGCCATCAATTTGGCAAGAAGAGATTTCTGTTCAACTAATTTAGTATTTTCTTTCATAAACATCTCAAAAAATGGTTATTTCTTAACCTCACATATACTATTATACTAAATTTTGAGGGGAATGTCAAGTTTTTTCAGATTTTTCAAATTTTTCTTCAGAATCTTCTGGTACGTTTCTTGCATAATCGCCCGTTCCATCATTCAAATGTTCATAACCCGATAGGGCTTCTCCCGAATATTTATTCATCAATCTTTTTCGTAGTTCTTTAACTGTTTTTCCTGTCATTTTCGCTCCTTTCTCATTACAAGTATATTATAACATAGAAACATGCTGAATGTCAAGTTTTTTCACGTTTCATCAAGTGATACCATGTCCTTTGTCAATTTTGTCTTTGGAACATTTGCAGAAATCCAACCCAAAAGTTGCTTCTTAATTCCCAATTCTGGACCCATAGATTTTCCCTCTTTCTTGAAGGACAAATAAGTAAAATCTTTTACTAAAACATCACCAGATTTGTGGTCTTTCATTGGTTTTTTTGTATCTGGGTCTACCCAAGGAATCGTATTATCACGATTATTGAGAACTACACGAACTCCACCATTTAAACCACGTGGCAATTTTCCTTTTATTACTTCATACATACTTTTTGCGGCCCCTTCATGAGAAAGGAGCATAATGTCTTCTGGTACAACTCTTTCACGATTTCGATTATTAACAATTGCAACTGCATAATTTGTCAATACCCAAGTTAAATGTATATTTTTGGAATCATATCCAGCTTCAATAAGTTTGGGCAAAACATCTTCAATATCATTTGCATCTTTCATTGTAATATCAAACATAATATTGGGTAATCTATTGGTATTTGAATCCTGTAGTAAAAGATCAAGAGTTTTGTCTTTAATTCCTTTATTTCTTACAAATGTATGAAGTTTATACACATCCTTTGGATTTGATAATTTCAATCCTTGAATTTCTGGATATACCCCTTTTGTGTCTGCTAATGTTTGAAATGCTTTTTTCCATTCATCTACATCACGAATCTTGAATTTTTCTTTTTCCATAAAGTTTGCAATTGCAAAACCCTTTCCAGAGCCTGCACCACCAGCAAGAAATACGATTTGCCCGTATCTCTTCCCTTGATTGTACATTATTAATTTTTCTTCTAGGTATTGTCGAAATGATATCATAAGAATCCGTTTTAGATATTAATTGGAATCATTAATATTTATAAAACGAAAGGATGGAGCTGGTGATAGGAATCGAACCTACGACATTCTGATTACAAATCAGACGCTCTGCCATCTGAGCTACACCAGCATCATAGTAAATTTAAAACACAACTTTAAATTTGCAAGGTAAAAAGGGGGGAGAAGCGAGAACAGCAATGAATCCTCTAAGAGTGATTCAGACAAGGTTCAAAAGTCAAAAAACAAATTTGATACCTAATGTCATTCTCCGTCTGCAAAAAAGGCGAGCGACCTAACAAAAAGCAAATATTCTTCTTTTAACGGAAGCAGATATCTTAGTTCTTTGTTCGATT